TTTAATTCTTTTTTATAATAATCTCGAACTAAAGTACAGCAGTTTAAAACTCCATAGGAAAAAGATCTGCCTAGTATAGGGGCTTCATACCCTAAAGGTTCCCAGCTGTATAAGTTATTACCTGGCCAACTTAAAATATGCCAAGGCTTATTAGTAGCTTCGCAAGAAACTTTATCCCCTTCGGATGGTGCGCAATCTGCATTAGGATGAGAGTGACATATAGCTAGTATATCTCCTGCATCCTCTGCATCTGCGTAACTAATAGGGTCTATAATGAAAAACTCTTCCGGCTTCTCAGCAATATTAATTGCAGGGAAGTACCTTTCTTTCTTACCTATACCAATGATAAAGCCACAAGCTTCTTTTGGGTACGCGCTTTCAGCATGCACTCTAAAGGCTTCTAATGCTTTCTCATTCATCGCATAGTACCCATATTGATTCCTGCTCCAGGAAAGCCTCCAAAAGGTGTTCCTCCTATAGTACACACACTAGTAGTAACGTCCCAAACGCCTTGTAGTGCTGTACATACAGAAGCAGATCCTATTATACACTCAGGAGCATAACTAGTCCAAGTTTCAGATGCTGCTTCACACGACTCTTTATCATGCTCTACTGGAGTCCAAATAAAGTTTGCTCCCTCACACCCTTCCTGGTACCTATAGCCTTCGTCCGAACAATTGCCTAGTTTAGAACATACTCCCTGGCCTGTGTCCCAAGTACCTCCTGCGGTAGTACTAGCCCCTGAAGTTAAAGGTGCAGATTCTGGGTATCTCTTTTCACAAGATTTAAATGTTTTTCCACATACATCACTTTCAATATTACTTACTACATTATTATCTATATCAAAGTACTGAGTACCTATATACCCACATTCTGGCCCTCTATACCTCCAATGACATGAATTAGCTACTACAGTTCTAGAGGGTAGTTTTATACCGTGTATATCATGGGCTGCGCTTAACTCAAATTGTAAGTGAGTATTTGTCTCAACAGCTTTTCTATCTATATACCAAATCTCATCTGGGAAATGTGCCATATCATCTGCAATAGGGTTATCGTACCATTTACCTACTGCCGTTACGCAGGTAGTAGACGTATAGTCTGTCCAAGTACCCGCTAAATAGTCCCAGGTGTACCCAGCACTTACGCAATCTGCTGAAGTAAGCTTAGAAGTATCCCCGGGGCAATACCCTCCATACTTATACTTATCTTTGCAGTCCGTTTTACTTAGGCTCTCTTCCCAGACTTCTCCTGCACTTTCACAAGAAAGCTGAGTAGTATAAGAACTATCTGTACAAAATGCTCCAGGTTCCCCAGTACAATACCCCGATACAGGGTACCCGGTAACATAGCAGTATGAATCTAGATACTTAGCGAACGTTCTTTTTCTAGTGACTTTAGCGCCCACTAAGTCTGAATAAGTACTTAGAACTCCTGACAATAGAGAAGTAATATTAGCTACTGTTATAGTAGGTCTAGGAATAGCTCCTTTCCCCACAAACTCAAAACCCTCGGCTTCTATAGGGAAAGAGGAATACTTATTACCTTGCCAAACTATCTCCTGAATCTCCTTAGTTGAACCAGAATGCCATCTAAAGACAGGAATAGTTACGGGTGCTAATCCCGTAGATAAGTCAAGCTCAAATAGTTCAATTATCTCTCCCGGCTCAAACTTATTAATATCACTAGAAATTTTATCACTCATGGCTCAAATACCTTTCTAAAAGTTGCGGTTACGGTTTGTACTCCATTTACTACGCTAGTGTTACTCCATTTGTCACACACGTATTTTCTAAGTCCTGGAGTTATATTATATTCTTCTGATGAAGACATTATATCTTGATCTAACACTAATGTAGACCTACTAGAAATACTTACTACTATAGCACTATTACTAGCACTATCCAGTACAGTGCCTCCTCTATATAGGTCTGTGAAGTACTGGGTAGTATCTATTAATTCCATTGAGGCAGCCCCCGTTGTAGTACTATTAATCCGGTACCCTTCAGGATACCAGTCAAAAGAAGTTACTCCTTTTGTATTCTCTAAGAAACTTACAATTTTATTTCCCTCTGTAAGAGTCCTATTCTTCCATGTTAGATTCCAACTCTCTGGTATATTATTAATACCTTCAGCAACTCTTTGTTCATACCCATCACCGTAACTAGCTTTTAGTACTCTAGGTTGTGCATCTATTTTTTGCCCTCTATCGGGTGGTATACCTACATCTATTATAAAATTTGCCATAATTAATATTGACTTAACAATCCTCCAGGTCTTTGTTGTGATACTATTTCCGACTGTACAGCTTGAGAAACCATATAACCAAGCTGTTTAGCATTATCTTTACTGCTTCCACCACTAGTATCTGTACTAGCCTTTCCATTACTGTCTACTGTAACATTAACTGTAATATTATTTTCTGTACTACCTGTTGCTCCTATTACTGGGATTGACTTTCCATCAGGTAGCGGTATTACCTTCTCCAACTAAACCTAGTGTAGGTTTAGTAACAGTACCGCCGTTTGCGAAAGCTCTGAAGCCTCCTGTTACAATACCGCCATTTGCCCATGGAAGGATAGCACCAATAATGGTGTCAAATATTGAATCAAGGGCTCTACCTCCAGCTCTTTGCGCAATACCCGAAAGCATAGCTTTAGCATCAACATGACCACCCATTACTACATCTTTAAATCCAGATTTTAACGTACTAGTGGCATCAGAAGCTAGGCTTGCAGCTTGGGAGTTTATAGAACCATTAATATCCTCTGGGTTATGTATATTTGTACCCAGAGAGTTCCCGGCGCCGTCGTCTGCATTTACTAGAGCTGTATTAGCTGCATTAGCCTTCTCTACTTCGGGCATTTTATTTAATATTGAGGTATTTACATCAACTAAAGAATACAGCTGCTGAAGGAGCACATCTTCTTCGCTAAGCATGTCACCGCCATCCCCGCCCAATCCTTTTGATAGGAATAATGCTTGAAGTCCTGCTAGAGGTCCTTTGAATTCTTTTAAAGCTGCTACGAAATTTGTTAATATTCTTGTTAAGTTTATATTAACTGACGATGCGTCTGCCGAAGCAGGCGCTGCACTCTTAACTATATTAGCTCGAGCTTTTTCTACCATCGCCGCTTTTGCATCTATAAGTTTATTAATTCTTCGAGTTTGCTCGATATCAGTAGCTGTTGCACCTTTTCCAAAATTACCTCGTTGTTCTATATCCATCTTATTAGATAGATCTTTTATAGTTTGATGAACCCCTTTAGTCTTAAGGTCATTGACTTGACTCTTTTGTAAATCTCGTGCTTTTCTAGTCTCAGCAAAGTCTCTCGCAGGGTAGTATGGACTCCTTCCAGATGTGTCGAAAGGACCAAATTTATGTGCTCCAGCACTGCCACCGCCGCCAGGTTTAAATAGATCCTTTTGCTTAAGGTTTTTAAGGTCCTTAAGTTTATTAATTTTTAAAGCTTCAGCATGGTCCGCAGCTCGTAAAGTAGAAAGTCTTTTAGCCTCAGCAATTTTCATCTTGTCCCGCATCTGCTGATCCAAGTACCTTCCTTTCATTTTCTCATTTTCAATTTCTACTTGGCGAGATACACTATTGTTATAGCTCTCTGGATCAGAGTTATACTTTGCTCTATTATCTGCTGCCTTTTGGTTTATTTCAGCCATGGCTTTCTTATCGGTACCTCTTTCCTTGGCGGTACCTATACGTTTAGCCATGTCCTGGATAGCCTTAGTTTGTGCCTTGGCAGCTCGCTCTCCGGCATTATCAAATACATTAAAAGAGTTAGGACCTTGTTCCTCTTCCAGAATCTTCGCAGTTGTTGATATATCATCAGTTACTTTATCGCTAAACGGGTTGTCCGGAATTAAGTCTCCCCACTTAAAAGCATCTTCTGGACCAGTCCATTTATTAATAGTTATCAGAGTTTTGCCCATTTCGTCAATCAAGGTGGCTAATTTAGCTCCGTCTATATTATCAAACTTAGCCAGTGTAGGAAGTATATTTTCGTCTAAAGCTTTTATAAACTTCTCAATATCTGCAGCTGCTGCTTTTAAAGGGATTCCTACATGGGCAGCTATCGTAGCATCTATAGTAATTAAAGATGACTGCGTTAAGCCCCGTAAGAGGTCCTGGGAGTTCGTTATGTTAGATTCTACTGATTTTATTAATCTATTAACAGAAGGAGTTATGCCATCATCTATAACCCCTGCCCAGAAGCCAAGATCCGGCTCGGCATCAGGCTCTGACTTACTTAAACTCACCTCGGATTTCGGGGTTAAAGTAGTATAACCAGTTAAGAACTTTTGGAATCCTAATTCAAATGTATCCCATATTTCTTTAGGTATAACGTCTTGTGGTGTTGTTCCTGCTACCTTAAAGGCAAGTTGTTCAAATGCTCTTACAACTATTTCTTCAACTAAAGCATTTTCTGGGTACAGACGAGTTTCCCTAAAAGATTGGTCGGTAGAATTATTAGCAAACAAATCCTTTGCTATAGTTTGAAACTCTGTATAACTTACCTTCATATTCTTATCAAAGTCTGCTAAATTCTCTTTAAGATTGCCCTGCTTTAGTATCTTTTCATGAGCATTCTCATGAATGAAATCTGATATGAACTTCTCGTTCAGCTTAGTTCTTATACTTATCTGGCTATCTTTGCCATCATGCATTGCTCCAGTTTCACCACCGCCCGTAGTTTGGAAGTCCTTATACAATTTTATACTATTAGGATTTGGGAATAAAAAATCTGCTGGATTAGTAAATATAGCTGCATCCTTCGGAATGAAATCGTGTTTTGTAATATAATCAACTGAATTTTTTAATGCTGCTATCCCCTTATTTTGAGTATCAAATAGCAGTCCTAAAATATCTTTAGAGGAAGTTTGTTCCGCATTTATATCTTGTCCAGAATACGCTTCTCTACTTCTAATATCCCACGTATAGCTGGACATTAGATCTTTGAAGTCTTGGTAAAAGTCTCTTGTTAAACTAGGTCTACCATCAGTCCACTCTTTAATCGTAGGATATTCCTCTTTTAGTTTATCAAGATCAGTAGGTGCTGCAGCACCTGCTGCTGCACCTGCAGCAGGTGCAGGCATCTCCGAGAAGTTCATCACATGTACTCTGAATTGATTTCCGTCTTTTAATGCGCTTACTATAGCATTGGAAGCATCTTCTAGTGGCTTTCCTTTAAATCCAAGTACTTTTAGGAACCCACTATCAATAACATTAATAATCTTACTAGAAGCTTTAGCTAACTCCTCTCCTTTAAATCCAAGTATCTTAAAACCGTCTTTAGTCCAGCCGGCACTAAGAGCATTCATTCCCTGTTCCATAGCTTTGCCAACCTCAGGAGTGAAGCCATACATAGAGAAGCCACCTTTTTCTACGTTGCCTGCAGCATCTGGTTTTGAATCCGGTTTATAACCTTCTGATAATGCAAGGGTTGCCTTACCAAATAATTCCCAGTTAACCGCACCTAACGATTTAACTAATCTCTCTACAGTTTGCTCAAAAGTTTCAATTACATCCCTGTTTAGAGTAGCAGCAGGAAAGTTATTAAGTTTAGATATTACAGCAGCATACGCCTGTTCACCTACCCACACCATTTTTTCATCATAGGCCTTAAATTTTTCTTCTAAGGTGGGATTTCCAGAGATTAACTTCTTCTCAATATCAGCAAGGCTAAGCGTATCTTTACCTGCCAGCATCAACAGCCTATTCATTGTAGTTTGCAAGGTTAGCATATTTACTAGGTACTTACCTCTCTCTAGTTCTGGAGTTTTAGGTGCTTTATACTCTTTTGCCGGTACTGCCTCTATAGCCTCAATACCGTTAGCAAGATCAGCTGCCACCGCCACCACCGCATCCACGCCTTTTGCCGCCACAGCCGCCACAGCCTTAATACCTTTATTAAGATCAGCTTTAACCGCAGGTACTGCAGGCGTGCCAACCCCCTTAGCCTCATCCATTAATTTTTTCCATTCAGGGATATCAACTGTACCGCCCTGAGCCAAAGCTGAGGTAGCTACAGCAGTCTCTGTCCAGTCTATTCTACCCTTTTTAACGTCATCCCTCATCTCACCCTCTATCGTTTCTACTCTTTTTAACGTATCAACCATATCCTGAATAGGATCCTTAGGTAGCATTTCTCTAATTTGATCCTCATCGAATCCCATTAATTTTAACGCGCCTTTTTCTAACCATTTAAGACCTTTCTCGGCCTGGTATGCTACGAAAGACCCTACCTGGTCAGACAGAGTCTTAGCAATAAAGTATTTAATATCATCAGAATTAGGCGTCTTTGGCTTGTCCTCTGAATCTAAAGACATTAATAAATCTGAAACTACAGTCGCAATACTAGTAGAGAATTGATTATTGGCTTCTGTGAACCCTTGGCGTATAAAGGAGTACATTTTTTCTGTTTCAGCTCTAACGATGTTGGCTTCAAGTCTTGCCTTAGATAACGCCAACTCTCTAAAAGCTAGTATTTTCTTCTCTTTCTTGAATCTCACATCAGATATCTCTCTTTCTATTTTAGCTACACGAAGTCTATAGTCAAGTATTACCTCTCCTTTCATCCAGTGCTCAGCCTCGATTCCTATGTTTTCCAGCTCTGCATCGATAGCTTTGTGTCTAGATTTAATTTGCTTTCCTTCTTTAGTTAAATGAAGTAAAGCCAGTCTAGTAAGCTTTAATTTAAATTTATCCTTAGCTGCTGAAGTGAGAAATTGTCTACCTTTCACTATCTCGTTAATATCAGATTCTATAGATTTAATTTTTTGTAGAGATTTAAAGTGTTTATTACTAGCGTTTATAATTTTAAACAATGCTTTCTCTGC